GCACAAGTAAGAAAAGCAGGAGAAATAGCACATACTAACGATAAAAGAGGATATATAGCTCCTCACGATATGTAATAAAATGGCAAATGCATTATTTATAACAAGAGATGATTTAGTAAAATTTACTAATTTAAATGGTAATATAGATACAGACAAACTAATTCAGTATGTTAAAATAGCTCAAGATATTCATTTACAGAATTATTTAGGTAGTAAACTATTCAAAAAGTTTAACGATGGTATTGTAGCAAACAATTTAACGCAAACATATAAAGACCTTTTAAGCGATTATGTCAAACCTATGTTAATACATTGGGCAATGGTTGAATTTTTGCCTTTTAGTGCCTATACAATAGCTAATAAAGGAGTTTTTAAACATACTTCTGAAAGTGCTACTGCAGTTGATAAAGCAGAAATTGATTATTTAGTAGAGAAAGAGCGTAGCGTTGCTAATCATTATACAACAAGGTTTATAGATTATATGAGTTTTAATCAATCTAAATTCCCTGAATATAATTTGAATAGTAATGGCGATATGTTCCCTGACCACGATGCAAGTTTTACAGGATGGGTATTGTAGTTAGAAAAATGAATCTTATTTCGCAAAAGCAAAATGAGATACGGTTAAAAAAATTCTTAATAAAATTAGAAAAAAATGAGTTTAAATTTTCAAAACATAAAAGGTGATACTTTTGAGCAAGTACCATTTGAGGTTAAAATAAATAATGTCGCAGTAAATTTAACAGGTGCTATTGTTAAAATGCAATTACGCAAAGAATGTGGCGGTGTAATTGGTTTAACTTTGACTTCTGTAGCTTCTGCAGGAATTACTATTACAGATGCGGTAAATGGAAAATTTAAAATCAATAAACAAATAATTGACATACCATCTTATAACTACTATTATGATATTGAAATAAAATTTGCAGATGGAACTGTTAAAACTTGGATTGATGGAATGTTTAATATAATTTGTGATATAACTCGATAATGGCAGATACTATTGATATAAATGTTTTTGAAACTACAGAAGTTGTAACTATAAATGCTACTCCTAATTTAATACAAGTTAATATTAATAAAGTAACTTCAACTGGTGCAGTTTCTTCTGTTAATGGACAGACAGGCGATGTTACTATTGCTACTTCTGATAATAATTTCACTAATACTTTAAAGACTAAATTAGATGGTATTCAAGCAGGAGCAGAAATAAATGTAAATGCGGATTGGAATGCTACTGTAGGTGATGCTGTTATTTTAAATAAACCATCTATACCAAGTATTGCAGGTTTAGAATCACAAAGTAATAAACAAAATAGTTTAGCAACTGATGGAACAGGTGTTAAATATCCAACAGTTGATGCAGTTAATAGTGGACTTTTAGGAGTTAATACAAATGCTATTAATAGAGTAACTGTTAAATTAAGTCAAGCAATAAATAAAGGTCAAGCAGTTTATGTAAGTGGTGCAAATGGAACTAATATACTTGTTTCTAAAGCATCAAATACATCGGAAGCTACATCAAGTAAAACAATAGGTTTACTTGAAACTACAGGAACTACAAACGATATTTTAAACGTTGTTACTGATGGACTATTAACAGGTTTAAATACTTCAACTGCTACAATAGGTGATCCTGTTTGGTTAGGTACAAATGGCGATTTAATTTATGGTTTAACAAACAAACCGTATGCTCCTGCTCATTTAGTTTATATTGGTGTTGTAACAAGGGTTAATACAAATAATGGTGAAATATTAATTAAAGTACAAAATGGTTTTGAATTGCGTGAAATTCACGATGTAGATTTAATTTCAAATTCACCTACAAATAATCAAGCGTTAATATACGAAAGTGCATCTTCACTTTGGAAAAACAAAACTATTGATAAAACTTTTGTTGGACTTGGAAATGTAGATAATACAAGCGATGCAAATAAGCCAGTATCAACTGCTCAACAAACTGCTTTAGATTTAAAAGTAGATAAAGTTACAGGTTCACGATTAATAACAAGTGCAGAAAGTACAATAATAGGAAATACAAGCGGTGTAAATAGTGGTGATGAAACACTTTCAACTATAAAAACAAAATTAGGAATTACTACTTTATCAGGTAGTAATACAGGGGATCAAGATTTAAGCGGTTATGTTCCAACAACAAGGACTGTAAATACAAAACCATTAAGTGCAAATGTTGTTTTAACTACTGCTGATATAGCAGATAGTACAAATAAACGTTATGTTACTGATGCTAATTTAACTACAATAGGAAATCAAAGCGGAACAAATACAGGTGATGAAACTCAAAGCACTATTTTATCAAAGTTAGCTTACTACAATTATAAAAATACAAGTTCAAGTTCATCTACTTCATCTTTATCAGAAACACAATTACTTCAAGTAACTATTCCTGCAAATACATTTTCTGCAACTGATTTTTTAAAGTTTACTGCAACATTTGTTAAAACAGGAGTAACTGCTGTATCTAATATAAAATTTAAACTTTCAACTTCTTCTACTATGCCAAGTGGAAGTACAGGTCAAATAGCAACTGTTCAAATAGGTAATACAAGTTTATTTGGACAAATAAATAGAAATTTATCAATTAAAAGCGGTAACATTACAGGATATAATTTTGGAATTAGTGCTTTTACTGATAATGTAGGTTCAACAAGTGCAATTAGTTCACAATCATTTGATCCAACAGTAACAAATTATTTTTATGTTTCTGCAACTATGTTATCAATATCAGATTCTCTTTATATGAACTCAATACAAATAACTAACATATAATGCAAAAACAATTTTATACAATCGTAGATAAAGAAACAGGGCAAGAATATAGAGGTCAGTTTGAAGGAGATAATATAGCTGAAAATGAAATAGCTATTTTAGAAATAAGAATAGAATTAATGGAAAATCCATATTTTGACTTTAAAACACGCAAATTTTATGATTCAAAAAACTAATATACAAGGTATAATTGCATTAATAATTATAAGCGTAGGTTTATATATTTTAGGATGGAATAAAGCTGATAATGATACAAAAATAGCCGTAGTAGGTTTAATGGGAAGTGTAATCGGTTACTATTTTGGAAGTAGCAAAAAAACAAGCCCCAATGCATAACCTTGAAAACTTTAAACTTTGGCTTTTAAATATAGCAGTTTTATATTTTTCTTTTACGGATGTCGAAGTTACACTTAAAATTATATCTTTGCTCATAGCAATAGGTTATACTTTGCGTAGATGGTATTTATTGGAAACTAAAAACAAAAAAGATGAAACTAACAATTAAGAGATTACACAAGACAGACAAATGTACAATAGGCGAAATGGCTATTGATGGAAAGTTTGAAGCGTACACATTGGAAGACGTTGAAAGAAAAGAAAAAGTTTTCGGAAAAACTGCAATTCCAACAGGAGTGTATGAGCTTACAATGACAATGTCAAATCGCTTTAAAAAATTGATGCCTTTATTGTTAAATGTTCCTAATTATTCTGGAGTGCGTATTCATTCCGGAAATACTGCAAATGATACAGAGGGTTGTATTCTTTTAGGACAATCGAGAGGTGTTGATTGTATTTTAAGTTCAAAAGCAGCAATAGAAAAATTTTATCCTAAATTAGAAGCTGCATTAAAAGTTGGAAAAGTTTATTTGACTATTGAGTAAATGTCAAAAAAATGCTGCCGATTAAAACCATTTGAAGCGATAGCTTTAGGGTTTACTGCAAACTATAAAATGAATAGTGGAGGTTATGCACGATACTATTTATCTAAAAATCAACAAAACGAACTTTTAAAAATACGTAATTTACACGAGTCAGAATTTAAAGAAGTTAAAAGAACTTTAAATAAAGATGGTAATGTAATTACAAAAGTTGAGAAACTTACTTCAAAGGATCTAATTGAAATTCCTTTAAACCATCAAATAAAAAGAGTTAGTACAAATGTAGCTACTAATCAACAATGGGTTATTACCGAACCTATAAAAGAGGTCCAGGTTGAAAAGGAAATTGATTTTTTAAGCATTTTTAAGGATAAGATTGGACCGTTGCAAATAACGCACAAGTTCAAATCTAATGCTAATTTTGACAGAGCAGTATTTACAGACGTACATATTGGAATGGATGTAAACAAAGATGGTTATAGTCTTTACGATGGTGAATGGAACCAGGAGCAGATATTTAAAAGACTTGAAATTTTTGTAAACGAAATAATTAAAAATCAAAAATCAGATACTTTATTTATAAATGAGTTAGGTGATTATTTAGATGGTTGGAATGGTGAAACA